TTGTTTGTGCTTAAACTCAAAGATACCTTCACCAACATAGTGCCAGGACTCGCAACATCCAAACCGTTCTTGACACCAGTCAATGCAATCGGTCCACCCTGTATATGGATATATATGACCCGACACAGGATCAGACCCATGCACGGGCGACATCACACTGGCCACATACCACTGATTCAATTCGTTGGTCATTTCCATTTTAGTCTAAACAAAGTGGCATCTGCTTCGGAATAAAAATAAAATGCAGATACCTTATCAAACTCATAACTGACATCACTGGTATCTAACGACTCACTCCAGATAAATGATTCGCAATAGGCATAGGCCCACGCCCGTATTTCTCGCATGCTGGTTTGGTGATCAGCTAAATAGACCTGTATGCACTGATCCAGCACTTCGCGTGGTGGTTCAAAGGTGGTAAAATTATTATAGATCACGATCGTGGGTGGGCCAATACAAACCAGTTGAGTTCAGCATCGCCGGCTATGTAGATCCTGTATTCATCATAGGCGATACTCCATGACCATTTTTCGTTGTATTCGTCTGTTCCACGTATGTTAGGATCAGCTTTCAGCATACGTTGCCTAGTTTCAACATCCTGGCTCCAACCAAAGGTGGTGTTAAACCAGCGCCGACTGCGATCAAATTCCAACACACCAGAACTGTTTGTAAACTGGCCTTGGAAAAAACCTCGCTTCTCAAACTCAACCATGTGTTTAAAATGTCGATGCCAGGCGTGCCGTTTATCTAGTTTGATCGTTTTATAGTGCATGCCAGTTCCTTTGAAGTAGAAGGAGGGCGGTGCGAACACAGCCCTGTGATACTACTACACCGTCCTCCGTTGACGTTAGGCCGAAGCCTGTAAAATGTACTTGCCGTAACGCTGATGGAACTCATCAAAGTTCTTGAGCTTGGTCGGCTGGAACGGTAGGTTGTATGTGGTAAGCGCAATCCTAGCACCCATCACAACCAGTTCAACTTCAAAGTTCTTCATCATGTAAGCAAAGAAGTTGTCGCTCATGACATGGAACTCTTTGTCCGCGACCTTTTTCTCCACAGCGGCCTTGAGTTCATAGCACATACCAATCACCAAACTGTACATGGCACTGACTTCTTTGACATCCAAAGTATCAACCTTGCCGCTCAAGATGTCGGCTGGGTTAGGCATGCGTCCAGCAATCTTGCGGTGAGCCATAAACTTCACAGCCAAACCTTCGCCTACGGTACCAGCGATCAAGTTCATGTTGGTGTCGTCATCGGTGTCATCATCTTGCAATAGTTCGCTCACAAAGTGCCACGATCTTGGTGTAGCAAAGGCACGGCTTGCTGACTTGGCATCAAAATCATACAAATCTTGCTTGGCAAAGGTCAAGTAACCGACCACGTCCTTGTGCTCGTTGTTCTTGACTGCCCACTCCTGCCAACTAGCGAAATCACACTTCATCTCTTGGTGTACAAAACGATTGGCAAGCGGAGTAGGCATACGGTATGTGACGCCCTTGTCGCTTTCACGATTACCTGCGGCAACTAGAACTACATTCTTGGGCAAATGATACTTGCCCACACGGCGATTCAATATAAGCTGGTAAGCCGCGGCCTGTACGCTGGGTGCAGCCGAGTTCATCTCGTCCAAGAATAATACTACTACTGGATACTGGCTGGCAAATTCCTCAGTTGGTAAATCCACTGGCTCAGCCCAATCCATCTTGCCCGAGTCCTTGTTGTAAAAAGGAATACCACGGATGTCTGTGGGCTCCATCTGACCCAGTCTAAGGTCGATCATGTATCCACCCATTTCCTCAGTGAGCTCGGCTACCAACTCACTCTTACCGATACCAGGAGGGCCCCATAAAAATACTGGGCGTTGGATCTTGAATGCCTTCATCAGGCTACGACGGGCTTGTATTGCGGTTACTGTTCTTGTTTCTGACATGGCTGTGTCCTTAAAAATTAAACTACGATTAAATTAACTACTATACTGCTATTATACAGTGAGTGCCTTTTGAGGTCAAGCACTGATACGATCAAAAATACTCTGTTGTAAAACAGCAACTTCATCGCGATCTACATAAAAATCTGTGCGTGGGTCATAATACTCACCGGCCTTGGGATCATAGTACAAGACCTGACCATTTGGATAATGGAATGGACCTTCCAGACCTTTGCGTGGTCCATATTCTTGATTGTGTTTGAATACTGTATAGGCCATATTAAACCAACTCGCTTTCTTTGATTTTTTTAACCTGGCTGACTGTGAAATTATGCCACTGACTTCCCTCATTGAGTTCGGTAAAATTATGCTGGGTCACAAGTTTTTCAGCCTCTGCTTTGGAGTCTGCTTCTATTAGGAATTCTACTTTTACTGTATAAAATTTCATTTCGGCTCCTTGTTGTTTACTATACTACTATTATAACCGAACTACCATTACGGGTCAACCATTATCCGGGACTTAGGAATTACGTTGCGTTTACGCAACACCCCTGGTCAACTGCCCGGGCGGAGTTCATATGACTATGAATTAGTCCAATCTGCTTCCGGCATAGGCCTGGAAACCATACTTCTCAAATACCCGAGCAGCCGCATATGCACCTGCTTCTTTGGTGTCGATATTTTGGGTACCGTGTTCCGAAGGATTCCAGATAGTGAATGCCTTGCTATAATCCTGACGCACACCAGCGGCCTTCAATGTCTTGCCCATCCGAGTATTGCCTTTGATACCGTGTATCTCGACCCAGGCAAAACCACAACAGCCCTGATCACGTCCGCCCATTTTTTCTTGGAAGAATTCGTCAGCGGCCTGTCTAGCGGCCTGTTTGGCTTCGGATACTATGGCTACTACTTGTTCTTTGGTATAATTCATTTCGGCTCCTAATTGTTTAACTATACATATATTATAACAAATGGCCCATTTTGGGTCAACCGTTTTACATGCTCCAGTATGATTCGTTTGCAGGACTGCAAAAATACGGAGTATTCGCGCTTTCTTCAAACTGTTTTCCAGTCATTAAGTTGGTGCGGACTACGGTTTTTTCGATGTTGTTTAAAAACAACGAATAATCAGCGATAGCATACTCACCAACATTGTAACCCATTTTGGCCATGCGCTTTAAATGACCTTTTGCGGCACCTATGCTTTTCCAAGATTCATGCACACGACTACCAACAATTTTGGTTGTTTCTTTATTGTAGACTACAAACATATCTGCTCCTTGTTATTTACTATACTACTATTATAACCGAAATGGCATTTATGGTCAATCAAAAGAAAACCCCCTGCGAACAGGGGGTTTTGAGTGTTGTTTTTTTGCAACAAATTAACATTCTAAGTATTCTTTAAGACGTATCCTAAACACAATGCCCATGGTTGGTTCAGGCGAATAATGAGCAACCGGCTTGACCTGATGCAAATATCTACCATCGTACAGCATAAATCTACCGGGCATGGGTGCAACAAAGTTTTCTGCCTCACCAACTGGAAATTCTCTTGGTTGATCTGGAGTGAACTTACTGGTATGATCGCCTGTGATATTGTCATTGCTATGAAATAGCGTTTCGCCGTAGTACTGAGGATGCCATTCTTGATTGGCAAAATAAACCAAGGTATAATCTCGATGTTCGTCCATGTCTACACTGTCACGATGAACACTTTTGGTTCTTGCCTTGAAATTTAGTTCTTGTGCATGTCCACTACCATATACTCGCCATCCACAATTGGGTCGACCTGGAGTGCCATCCACACGAGTCATTCCACTCAGTGGACTGATACCTGTCATGTAATTTAGACCTTCTTGTGTACCTGCGATTGCAAACTTATCGTCGAGCGACGCAGAAATAGCCCGCCATAGTTTATAAACAATTGGTGCGCGATGCTCCAGACTCTGTTCGTCCCATGCCAGAGGTAATCTCAATGCACCGGGCATGGTTCTTGGAGTGACCCATTTGTTTTCTCTAGGATACCAAAGCGAGTGATTATGATCGTAAAAATTTACACAATACTCGCTGTCTAATAGATATTCATACACAGCAGTTTGCAAGTCTTGGTCAATTTCTTTATCAAACACTGATAAATTATAAGTTTTATGTTTGTCAATTCTAGACATAGTTTTTCCTTTGGCGTTGAATACTTATTTTACAGTGGTCCCACGGCATAAAATTTACTGTATGATCCTATCAAGCCATCGTGTACAGTTTGATTATTAAACCAACGCTGACCCACTTGTCTTTCCATTTCTTGTATGCCTTCTGTCCATTTTTTCTGTGTTTCTGCTGGTGCCAGATCAAAAAACCATTTGCCCACTTCATCTCTCACAGAGCTTGTGGGTTTCTTGATCTGCCAGGTTTGTGTATTCCAACTTGGGTATATAATAGGATGAATCATTTGATAATAATCTGACACGTGAAACGACGCTTTGGTGCCCAAATGTGTCAATGTGTTCAGTTGGTCGGTTCGTTTTAGATAGTTATAAATCAAATGTGCTTGTTTGACCACTAACTGTGGCAAGTTGGGTGACCAATAAAAATATTCATCGTTCTCCCAATAGCGATTGTGTATATCGGCAGTATTGCCCACGCCCGTAGTCAACATAGTGTCAATAAATGCAAAATACACTTGATGATCATCGCGAAATAGTCTGGGTTTATCAACTCCAAAAATAAATGCTACTTTTTTTCCACGACCTTCATAACGATCGTTGTGCCGGAATACTTCATGTAGATATTGTCTAGGAACTGCATCAGGAGCAAATCTAGTACCAACATCCCAAAACCATTCAGTCTTGTTGTTCAAGGTGTCAATTATTTTGTCAGTCCAGTCCCATATGGTAACTTTGAATTTTTGATATTTTTGTAATTCTTCCAACATGGGTTTGGCAATGTTGATTATTTCTCTGGTGTAATATCCAGGATCTCGGCTCCAGCCCACTGACTCAATTATTTTTTCTTCAGCTTTGAATGCACCAAAACAAAACACTTCATCAATTTTAATGTTGTTCTTGATAAATGTTTGTAGTATGGTATGGCTGTCGGCACCACCACTGTAAAACAATACCAAATGGTCGTATTGTTCTCGTAGTTGTAACGCACGTTGGCGATACAATTCTTCTATACCAACAGGAGGTTCTTGAGTCCATGGTTGATGTTCATACACATGTTCGTGATAATCCCAATGCACATGATGATCACCCGGAATACGATTTAGGGCTAAACAGGCTTCGAGTTTGTTAGTGTAAGGAACACCGCCTACTAGATATGCACCTTTGTGATTGTAAATGTAATTTTCTAGCATTACTTTGGAATTTGCACAGTTGAACTGATCTTTTTCCAAAAGTCCACTTGATTGTTATACCATGCCTGTGCCTGACCGGGCGTCATTGGTACCGCAGTGCAATAATCAATGGTATAAGATTCCTGTACAGATCGAGCAAGAGCTGCTTGGTATAAAATGCCTTGCCACTCAGTAAAAGTAGACTGAGCAACCCGCTTAGAAGCCACCAAGTGATGAGTCTGATCCATAAATTCAGTGACAGCAAATTTTGCTGATTTCAGGGTAGGCACATTATCTATTTCTCGTGTGCCAGTGATACCCAACACATGTATTCGATTTTTCCATTGTCTCAGATCTCCCAAAAATCCCACACTTAGATCAATTTGATTGCCCAGCAAGGCCAGGGTCGCGTCATTTGTGCTTTTGAATGGAACTGGTTGGATATTTGGATATAGATTGGTAATTTGTATAGAAGTCAAATGACTGACCACACCTAGTCCGCTAATACCAATATTGAGTAGTTGATCTCGAGGAACTTCTGCCCATGTCTTGTAACGTACTGATCCAATGGCCATTGGACTACGGCATTGTAGCATTAACGAGCGAAAATTATCAGTGCTGTGACTTTCAGCTGGGTACACAATGGGTCTAACAAAAAATGCCGAACTGGCAGCTAGTATTGTGTCGGGCCTGGATTCCACGTATCGTGACGCTATGCTACCACCAGCTCCGGGTTTGGCATCAAATATAAAATAGTATTTTTTCTGCACAGAATTTGCTTCTTCAATCAAGGTACGAGTATAATTGGCCATTGGGTCGCTGGGACTAAAGGCATAAACTATGGTTACATTTTCTTTGGCTACTACGGTGGTTACAAATAATAATAGTAGAATAATTAAATTTTTTAATTTACACATTGATGAATTTTATATCTTTTAAGGTTATGATGCTGAAGTTATAACAGTGTACTACGTTTACAACACAAAGTCAATAGAAAGTTAATACATTGTATGCACTAACATTGAGAATAATAAATTGAAAACTACAGATCAGATTTATTCGGTTACTTCTTCAATTATATTGGTAAATGTAGTACATTCAACAATAGTGGTAAGATATTCTGACAACGCCGCTTGCCATGTCTCAGCTGATGCACGATCACTAAAATACCTAACTGCATTAAGTTCGTCGATCTTATTAAGTTCCCCGTCGGTTTTCCCATCAGCTATTAATTGCGATAACAGTTCGTGAAGGTTCTCACCATCGTTATTGTTGAGACCATTGGGCCAAGTCCCAAAGCTAAAATTTAGTGGTTCCTTGTAGGTAAAAGTACTTTTTATGTTATATGCCATTATGATCTCCGTTAATTGCTATAATATTTATACAGATCTATTTATTGTTATCTGCCGCGACCAGCACTTCTAGTAGGCGGTTTTTTGCCCTGTGGAGGTTGTGTGCGAGTTTTAGTCTTTTTGTCCACACTGGGTGCATCATCTGCATCTGGGTGTTTTATACCCTTTTTCCGGTCTAATGCGGCTTGGATTTGATCGCTTAATTTGCTCATGTTAGTCCTTTATTTATTTTGGAGCGGGCGAAGAGGCTCGAACTCTCGACATCTTCCTTGGCAAGGAAGTGCTCTACCAACTGAGCTACACCCGCTTTGTTACTGGCTCCCCAACGTGGACTCGAACCACGGACCAACAGATTAACAGTCTGTTGCTCTACCGACTGAGCTATCAGGGAACTGTCCTGGTGCTGATGAGTGGGATTGAACCACCGACTTCCTCCTTACCAAGGAGGTACTCTACCACTGAGTTACATCAGCCAATCTGTTACTCCGTGGCAGGTTGTTCTACAACTACCGCTGGCTTAGGTATTTGACCACGCTTGGTTAATAGGTTCATCCTGCGCTGGATCTTGGCCTGTTCTTTTGGCTTGCTGGATTTATCTCGCATGGTTTCGAGTTGTGTAAAATTCAACGGACCCAAGCGTTGACGACCGTTTTTGGTCTTGTTTGGATCCGCTTTTCTATTTTTTTGATTGCTACCTTTAGTGGCCATAACTGTTTCCTTGTGTGAAACAACTACTTACCAGGTTGTTGTCTACCCGTGAACTTTTTGGAAATAATCCGCACCAACTTCACCTTGTTCAATTTCCATCAAGGCAGTGACCATGCTACCGTCAGTTGATATGATCCGGGCTGTGTAATTCTTTTTTAATTCTCTGGCACGGGCACAGGCGATTAACACCATGTCATAACGACTACCGATGGCCTCAGCGGCACGTTGACTTGTTAAACCGTTCATGTTTCTTGCTTCTAATGGTAAACCGTTCATGCTATCTCCTAGAGTGTAAAAATTTATTATACAGTTATTAAAACAAAAGGTCAAGAAAAATGTTGGTTTTTGTGTGTCAGGATTACCAACAACCCCGTGAGCGCAGCCCATCCTGTTTTCGCGTCAGCGGATGCGGAATATGGTTACAGGTCCGCATAATTCTACTTACATTGTGGGACCGTTGCCGTTCCTGAACCCAACTTCTCCACCTTCTGCTTCGATACGAGCAATAACTTCTTCAAACAAGATCGGAGCAAAGTCGGTCTGTTCCACGCATACGCAATGATATCTAGGATCGATTGCATCGCTGTACAAGACTTCTCCAGTTCTGGCATCAACTCCACGGGCCTTACGCACACGATTGGCGTGCAAGTGTCCGTGTATGTTTACACCAAACCGTCCAAGACTTTCTGCGTGTACCGGGATATGGCTAAGGATCATGCCGTTCATGACATGATACGCACGGAGTTCACGAAAGTGTTCACGATAGTCAGTGTCCCGGAAGATGTCGTGATTACCACGGATAAGAACTTTATCCCCGTTTAGTCTACTCATGATAGAAAGACTTTTACGGTTGATAACAACGTCACCCAAGTGATACACCTTGTCCGTGGGCCGGACTTGATCGTTCCAGGCCTTGACCATGGCTTCGTCCATTTCTTCTGCCGAATCCCACGGGCGTAACTTGGTCACTCCGTCGTTGCGTGTGAAGCGACATACACCTGCGTGACCAAAATGCGTGTCACTTACTAAAAATACACTGGGCATAAGCGCCTCCTTTCTTTAATTATTAAGTATAACAGCCTGTTCATTATTGGTCAACCTGGACCAACAATCGGTGTGTTTCCATGCAAAATGGAAATCTGTGGGATTATTGTCAAAATCTGGATCTGCTTGTAGTCCTAGATCAAAATCAGCAGTCCACTGTCCTTGATCGTTGATTTCAAAATCATACCGGCCCCAAAATCTATGCCGACCACCTCGCGGATAACGACTATATCCAAAGTCGGTTAGGTCTTGATCAGGATCAAATTCCAAATGAAACTTGAATGGACCTGCACCCAGCCACATCACACGCAAGAATGGCCATATTTCATTGACTAATGCGTCGGCTACAGGATTGATATTGACCTTTATGATTTCGTAATCAAAATCTTTTTCCCACGGAATGTCATCCGTCCAGTCAGTTGAACCGGGTTCAAACTTGTAGTGATTTTTTAATGTGGGATATTGTAGATGCGGTCTATACTTTTCTGGTGCATGCATGCTGTGTGATCTAAATTGCTCTAGCAAAATATTCGTACATTTAAACCTTACGAATCTTGTAAATGCTGTATTTCTCATATCTTGAGTAGTCCATGCCATAGACCAATCGTATTTGTGAACACCAAACCGTTCGCGTTCGAGTTCTAACGGAGTTCCGTGGCCTAGTCCGCAGGTGCCCGAGCTTTGACTGCCCATTCCAGAATTTCGTAATCGCCACATCAGGGTCATGGTCTGTGCCACGTCAGTGAGTTCTTCTCCGGGGAAACCGGTAAACCATGTGGCAAAATTGCTATGCATATTGATTGCAAGTAGGTCGCGAAAGTTTTGTTCTATAGACTCAACCTTGCAATTTTTTTTCATCAACTCCAGAACTTTTTGACTGCCAGATTCCACACCAAATGCAAATCCACTAGCACCACTTTTCTTTAAGAGACGCCAAAAATCAATATCCATTTTTCCATCAATACGTGCATAGCCAGTCCAATTGACCCGGATGCTTTTCTCTAGTAGGCCTTCAGCAAAGGCTCGCAGTTCTTTGAGATTACCGTTTAACAAACTGTCAATAAACCACACAGCCTTGATACCTTTGGATCGATAAGCAATTTCGATTTCTTCTAGTACTCGAGAACTTTGTCTAGCCCTAAACTTCCAAAACACAGTTTCATTACAATACACACAATTAGCAATACATCCACGACTGAATTCGCAACTGATTCCGCCTGAGTCATAAAGTGTTAGATCAAAGTCAGCATAGTCTGCTGGCGGCATTGAATCTAGATCTACTCGTTGATCTTTAGATTGTATGCAAATATGCGGAATTGTTTCTGTGGGATTTTCTAGATTTTCTAAGATACGCACAAACCATAATTCACCTTCGCCGCTGACAATATGATCAGCAACCGACATATCACTTACCTTGAGCTGTGTGGCATTGGCTCCGCCAATGATAATGGTCACACCCGGAAGTCTGGCTCGCAATTCACGTGCCATCCATACAGTGCAAGTGTCGTTGGTATACCAACTGCTGAATCCAATCACGGTAGGAGCCCACGCCACAATTTCGTCCATGTATTTGCGCACAGTCAATTCAATCTTGGGATGTATGTTTTCACTGTAATGAGGTTCGGTCCATTTCCAATCTTCATAGGCAGTCCAGTATTCCTTACAACCAGCCTCATGCATGGTCAAAATATTGATGTCCCAACATTGTGTGGCAAACCCGCTATGCCGACTGATCGCAGCCATCCTGGCAATACCATACGGAGGAGCTAAAGGAGTCCATTCAGGAGCCACAACTAGCGCAACTCGATTTTTACGAGTTATTGACTGAGTCATTTCTACCTGTGTAAGATTTTTTTGTTTGCGTGGTTCTAGGGCCGTTGCGGTGCCGTGCTCGGCCATGTAGATTTCTGCCATTTTCACATGCGGATCAACACTGCCAAGGGCCGGTGTAAGATCAGGTGCCTGGGTAGTTTGTAGTATGGGGTATATTTTTTGGGGAGGTTGCGTCATTATGCAATATTTATCAACCAATTTGGCGGAGAGCTAGGGATTCGAACCCTAGATGGACTGTTTAGATCCATGCCCGCTTAGTAGGCGGGTGCCTTCGACCGCTCGGCTAGCTCTCCATAACATGGCGCTCTCGACCGGATTCGAACCGGTGTACTCGCCGTGAAAGGGCGATGTCCTGGGCCTCTAGACGACGAGAGCATAAACGATTAGCAAAGAAAGGCCTCAACCCTACACTTGTAACACGGTGCTAGTAGACTAGCTATCTTGCGATATTAGAGCCTCAACCCTAAACTTGTAACACGGTCGCTGTAAACAGCATCTGCTAAACTTGGCGGTCCCAGAGAGAATTGAACTCTCGACTGAAGCGTGACAAGCTCCTATATTAACCACTATACTATGGAACCAAATCTTTACATAAACTTTGCCTGCTTGACAGCTTTGATAGCCAAATAGGCCTGGTGCTTGTATTTTGTAATGGCAACATAGGCTTGAGTTCTTTTTTCTTGTTTGCTCATTTGCCCAGCCAAGGTACGACTCAACTGTGAATTTGACTGCTGTGTTTTTGGTTGCTTGGCCATGTTATCTATTCCTTTATGTTTAAGTTACTATTTTAGTAGCTTTTGTCATTGTTGTCAACTTAGACCTGGCCTAAGGCGTTATTATAGTACAACAGTGAGGTTATTATGACTATTCAACAAAAACTAACACAATTCAATCGAGCTAGAACCGCCCGCGGACTACGCCCAGTGACCTTACAAGAATTCCGGCATCGACAGGCTATAATTGTTGTTTGATTGCGTAACGGGTAGCCGGGCAATTTTGGTCTTGCCAAAGTTGCGTTTGCGCCCAAAGTAAAAATTTTCAAGAAACATGGTTGCGCTCATATGCTTGTCCTCAGCAGTATCAAATTCATAACGCACTGGTTGATCCAGATCAGTGCCGTGTACCAAATGACCCCAAAAGTCCCAGTCCAGATTGATTTGTTTGGGCAAGTGCCCAAGATCGGTATGCTTGATTACTGTGGCTTTTTGGAACTGTATCAATTGTTCCAGCTGTTCAAATTTGTAATGCGTATTCACAAAGTCTGTGACTAGATCATACACAGCATCAATTCTGTTTTCTTGATGCAACATCAACGTGGTTCGATTGTGCAGATGCCAACCCAGCATTTCAATGTTGCCAATGCGGGTGTGTTGGACCCGGCCATTTGCAATCCAGTCTTGATAGCACTGTCGAGTCTGCGCAAGATGCTCGTGCCACCAAGGATCTTGTTGTATGACCGCATACAATCGATCATAAAATTCACTATATTCAACGCCAGTGCTGTGCAGGTATCTTGCAATGTAAGTGGTCAAGCCGTTGATGTGAAATGCGTTTATGAAACTGTTCCAGGTCATGATGTCCAGCATCTCAGTTCTTGATATATCTCTAGTGCCAACTACCACTTCGATACTTTCTTCTACTTCACCGTTGGAATAACTGCCGGACATGTAGTCGTAAATTGGTACTGCATCCAGTTGATAGAACTTGCGCTGACTGAGATTCATTTCGGCATTTTCCAACAACTGAGCATGCAATATGCTTATGCCTGTATGGTTGCCGGCTTTGAACAGAGTCCAAAAATTCTCACGCCAACTTTCAGTAGTCTCGCCTGGCAAGCCCAATATAAGTTCGGTGTGGATTGGAATATTGTTTTGATCACACAAGGAGAATATCTCACTTATCTTGTGTTGATTTAAATTTTTACGTTTTATTATATCAAGCACATTGTTGTCCATGCTTTGTACACTCACAGTAAGTCCTTGACTGCTGGTTGGGCTTTCGCGTACTAGTTTTTTTACAATGTCAATCACGGCATTTTTTTGATTCTTGGCCCAGGTTATACTGAAGTTTGTAATTTTACCCCAGTGTCGTTGCACTTCAATTAACTTGTCTATGACTGCATTGTCACGTTCAATGAACATGCCAAAGTTGGCATCAGTAATGGTTACAAATCCACAATTCTGTCCCATCCAGTCCAGTTCAGCAAACACTCGCTCAAGATCAAACTGCTTGACCTTGCTGTAGGTTAGGCTGCCCCAGTCACAAAAGGTACATTGATATGGGCAACCTCTGTTGGTTTCAAGAGTGCCGTTCCAGATGACATCTGGATGGTCCCGGATCAACTGATCAAATAGTCCTGTCAGATACGGGCTTGGTAACTGTGACAGATCCGCAATGCGTTCAGCATTGCCGGTATCCACTGCTTGACCTGTTACATTTAAAACAAGTCCGGCTACCTGGGCCAGGTCCTGACCATAATGGGTCAGTAGATCGCTAAAGATCTTTTCACCTTCCATTTTGACTATGGCATCAAGATAAGGATGCTTATGAAAAATGTCTGGGTCAACAATGGCTGGTTCTGGTCCACCTACAACAATTATGCAAGCAGGATTCAGTTGTTTGATCCGCTTGGCCAGGGCATAACTATACTCGCGATTCCACACATACACACTGAAAGCCACCAAGTCATTACGACATAGTTCATGAGCAACGGATTCTACGGGATCTCGTCGCCAAATAATATCGGTCACTTGCCAATCAGGATTGTGTTGCAAGGCATAAGCCAACACAACGCCTGCACTATAAGGTAAAAAATGTGCGTTGAGTTCTTTGGGTCCTTGCGGAAAATTTACCTGTACGAATCCGATGGTTTTCATTGTGTGCTGGTATTTATTGCTGGAAGTACGGGTCGGAATCGAACCGACGGTTTTACAGCTTTGCAGGCTGTTGCCTTGGACCACTCGGCCACCGTACTATATCTGGAGCAGGATGCGAGAATCGAACTCGCGTCATCAGTTTGGAAGACTGTCATAATACCATTATACTAATCCTGCACAACTTGGGGTGATGTATGGGACTTGAACCCATGCTAACGGCTTCACAAACCGTGGTGCTAACCACTACACTAACTTCACCATTGTTCTGGCGAATCCCCAGGGAGTCGAACCCCGGCCCTCAGTTTTGGAGACTGATGTGCTACCGTAACACTTGGGACTCATCTATCTGATCTGGCTGGTAACACTCTACTCTTCAACTCAGCCTCGGCACGTTTGAGCTTGTCTTCAAACAGTCGCTGTTTCATTTCTTCAGTTAAGACCAAGTTACCAATGGCCTGCTTTACAATCTGTTGATTCAATCTGGTATAATCTATTGTCATTTTTCTTTCCTTTTAAAATAAAAAAAGCCCCTAAATCACTTTAGAGGCTTTTGAATATAATTGATACAATCGCTATTCAAATGCCTCACTCAAATGACCGTCCTCTTGCCAAGCGCAAGTGTCCAAACAAAGATGGATGCAGTATTGATTCTTCATTATGTAACTATTGTATACGAGTATTTATTATGTGTCAACCTTTAAAAGGTCAACCTTTGAATTTGGCCATATCCTGTGGTACCAGCTCCATGGATACGGAAATATTTGGATTTAACTGAGTGGACACATGCCACTGTTTTTGATTTGTTATTAACAAATGCAATTCAGATTGCGTATGCTCGTTGTGTTTTTTTATTTGATTGTGCAGGTGGCCTGAAAAAACATTCTGTCTGCATAACTTTAGATTGTGCTTGAATCTTGGTTGATTGTCCTGCACAAACTGACACACCCGATCTGGATCTTGTAACAGGTCTAGATTGCGTTCAATGGCTGAGTAACATCGATCTAGTGGATCCGGCATGTTTTGATATCTGTGATCGACCACATCATTAAACATATCAAATCCCAACTCACTCAACCTATCGGCATGCCGCCATCCACCTACCCAAATTGGTATAGTTCCGCCCCAGATGGCCATGATGGTTTTTTCTGAAATCCTGGTCTCGCGTTCAAAAAACAAACTTTCAGTGATCAGGCTAATGCAACTGGGTTCAAACACTGTGGTTCGTAACAGTTTATCATAAGTGTCTTGATTGGTAAAATTACCATTTTGTAACCCTTGATCCAGCAGATCTTCTGTGCCAAACATGTAGCTGGTTCCGGGTATAGTAGTCTCAGCGTTGTCTGATATGATTTTATGGTAATGGTCATTGTTGGTTAGAGTCATCAGTCTTTTACTGCCCAGGTGTTTTTCTTTCCAGGGCAAACTGTAGGTGTAATTGGTCAATCCAAAATGTGCTATCAGCATCAATAAAAAATTTCTATGCACTCTGGGTTTGTTGATCATGAAATTAAACGCAACAGTTTTTTTACCCCAGTTGGGTTGTATGGCATGGGCATTGAACCGATCACAAACTTCAGCAGTGAATCTTGGAAAAGTAACACAGTTATACCGGGCCAGTACATCATCATGTCCAAGTCCTTCGATGATTACAAGATGCTGTTGTGGATCACACTCACTGTTTGCCAGTAATTTTTCCACCTGAAAGCAATGATTGGCTTCATCATAATGATGGTCGTCCATGTAGATAATGGCTGGTTGGGTAAGGATTTCTCCCTGATACTGATAGTCAGGGCCGAATATTTTAATCATAGTTAATCTATTAAACTGATATTTATTAGGGGTTAACACGCAATCTATAAATATCATCATGTTATCTTTGCATGAAATAAAACACGTCCAGATTGAATTGACCACACGATGTAATGCTAGATGCCCTATGTGCATGAGAAACTATCGCGGGTTTGATTACAATGGTGGTTATCCTGAAACTGAACTTAGCCTGGCGGACATACAAAAAATACTAGCTCCTGATTTTTTAAATCAGCTACGCTCGGTAAAGTTTAACGGCAATCTTGGAGATTTTGGCCTGGCCACTGACGCCTTGGACATAGTACACTGGTTAGTGGATCAAGATGTTAGAGTGTATATCAATACCAATGGCAGCATGCGGACACCCAGTTGGTGGGCACAATTAGCCCAACCTGGTGTCACCATTGGTTTTGCGCTGGATGGCATGGCTGATACACATAGTTTGTATAGACAAGACACTAATTGGCATACCGTGATTAAAAATGCCCAGGAATTTATTGATGCAGGCGGAGAAGCAATCTGGAGATTCATACCATTTGATCACAACCGGCACCAAGAACAAGAATGCAAACAATTGGCCTCTAACATGGGATTTGCACGATTTGAAAATATCGACGAAGGACGAAATCGCGGTCCTGTGTATACCAGGACTGGTCAGCTTAGTCATCTGCTTGGCAAGCCCTTTACTGGCCACGACTCAGTCCCGCCTGATGTTCAATCACTATTGGCCAGTCATGTGACCTGGTTTGACCATCGCACAGTAAGCTGTGACAAAGACACCCAGCCATTGAATTTGATCTGTCAACACAAACGTATGAAAGAATTATACATAGCAGCAGATGGATCAGTATATCCGTGTTGTTTTTTAGGATTCTATCCTGAAACCATGCACCATCCAGGTAACAGTCAATTGAAAGAGCTAGTAAAAGAAAACAATGCATTAGAATACGATCTAGAACACTGTCTCAAATGGTTTGATGCTATAGAAGAAAGCTGGAGCAAAGATTCAATAGCCGAAGGTCGCTTGTACGGATGCGTAAATTCGTGTGGTGGTCGTAGTAGTTAATTTTAAAAGGAACGTAATGACTTCAGCAAAAATTTTGTATCTAGCACGTTATCGAGTGCCGCATGCTATCATGAGCCTGCAACCTGAATTTACCAAACATTTGATTGGCGTAGACAGGACCTGTATCGCCAGTCCGGTACCTAAAGAAGAACTTTGGCCCATCTTTGAAAAATACAACATTGATACCACAAACTTTGATTATGCACCGGACAGTGAAATTTACAGGCTATATCCTGAAGTCAACAACTGGGTATTTGAAGGCGACTACAGGACCTATTGGTTGCGTCAACAGGCCATCAAGTTTGCGTTTTTAGATTACCTTGATTACGATCTCATGGTCATGCACGACTGTGACTGCTTGTTGATACAAGACTATGAACCCTTCAAGAACAACATGCTCAACTTCATGGTGTTGGAAAATGAACGACACAGTTGGGGTTATTATGAAAGTATCAAGAATGCTCTGGGATTTGAACGACTTACTCCGCACTGCTTTATTAGCGAGTTTGTGCCAGTGCTCAAACGCGACTTCGACGACCTTGTGACATTTTTAGAAACAACACACAAGAAAAAATGGTTGGATGCCATGATTGACAGTTGCCCACCAGAGCCTACTGTACCACCTTGGGGCAAGGGAGAATTAATACGTTGGTTCAGCGAGTATGAATTTATCGGTAACTGGGCCATGAGCCGACAACCGATCACTATGGAATTCCAGCGACGCTATCACTACGATGACATGGAAAACATTGGCGGCTTTGATCCTGCCCTCCACACAGCAGTATGTGATGCTGTGCCCGATCTTTCTAGAAGTTTGCAGTTTGATTGGACACGTCGAGAAGTTGTACGCCTTGATTATTACATGGACAAGATACGTGAACACTTGGCTTAACAACCTCAAGATATACAGCCCTGGTTATGAAGGCAGATACTGGGGATTCAACGTCGGGCAGTTTGTAGACCTTAGCACCGCGCTTGAACAACCGGTCAAAATTGCTGTGTTACCTGTGTTCTATAACAAGCCCGCAGAGTTCAGTTATAGACCCGAGTACGCCAGTCTTGACGTTTCTCAATTTGATCTTGTGGTATTTGTCGACATTGAATTTAGATTCCAGACCGAACTGGTAGACTGGATTGCAACCACCGGAGTTTCAAATTGGTTACTCAGCATGGGCGGGTTACATGCGGGCGAAGTGCTAGATGCAAGAACTGTATATGTACCGGTATGGAGTTTTAACTTTTTACAATGGAACACGCCACGTGCGGATTTTCCACTAGATAGGCCATTCTTGTTTGACTGTTTATGTGGTACACGGAGATCACACAGAGATTATGTGATGCTGGCCTTGGAACAGTCAGGACTGCTGAATCAATCTATCGCAACCTACCGAGATGTGTTTATTGGTGGCGATTGCACTTCTACTCCGCTACATGTGCAGAACGAATTTCCAGGCCGACAAGTACTTTGGCCATATGTGAGCCCAAATCTTGACCCCGAGTGGGAGGTAGGATCAAAAATAGACCACACTATCAGTGGCATAGTGCCATGGGAAATCTACAATCGCACATACTATAGCATCTTGGTGGAAACACTGGGATATGGAAGTACCTATCTCATGGCTGAAAAAATAGGTAAATGTTTATTTGGCCGCAGACTATTTGTGCATTTTGGTGCTGCTAACTGGCTATCAACATTAAAAAGTTTTGGGTTTGAAACTTTTGATTCCGTACTAGACGAAAGCTATGATACTCAGTCTACGATTGATACACGCAGATACAAAGCGGCATTTGACCAGGTAGAATGGTTGAGCAAACAAAATCATCCTGCGTTGTTGCAAAAGGTTCGCCCTATACTAGATCACAATCATGATAACCTGTATCGTTTTAAAGAGCAAAAGCTCACGGAAATGCAAGAGCTATTTGTTGCTTACTGTAGATAATTTATTCTAGTATAGAATTCTCGCGAATATAATTAACTAAAAATTCGTTTAATTTTTGATGATGCCCAGCCTTTGGGTGCTTGATATCATCTGGTACATCATATATAGGATTGGCTCCATAGTTGGTTGGCGGCACACCATTGCTTAATTGCCACGGGACCGCACGCCATCTGTATCCATCTATGATAGTACTAGTGCTTTTGAAAAGAGCCAGGCGTGGATCGTCTAGATATTCTTGATATAATGGGTCAGCCTGTTGATACACCAACACACGGTGTCCACGAGCATGTAAACTAGAAATCATGCTTAATATTTTATACATTAAATCTTCAACACGATCTAATATACTGTACATTTCACTGTTTAGTTTAAGAGTCACAAACTGATTGGTTTCAGCTTGCCCCCACCCATATTGCCAGTCTTTTGCAAACTGTTGATTTTGTGGATTTGTCCAACGTCCTTCAAATTCAGATTGATTCTCCAAGATAGGAATTTCTAGTCTACTCAAAAATGTCATGCCTAGCACATACAAAGTTGGTTGTACAGTTTGATAACTGTGTTTGAGTGTGGTGCGTATGATTCTAGTGTTAGCACTACCGCCAATGGCCAAACTTTCAGAAGCAACCATGCCTAGTTGATCAGCAAGATCCCAGTGTCCAACACCTAGAGCGTAAGCCTCCATATAACTACAACCATTTACCACTAGATGATTAACTTTGTCCATGCGCTTGGGTGATCAGTTTATAAAAATTTTCTGCAATAATCGCTTGTCCAGCAGGACTTGAATGATATCCAGGATCTTCCCCTTTAAATGGATTGTTGCCGCATATGGCCTGTGGTGAGTGTTTTGGATCTAGATTGATATAGTGATCAGGAACCACATCTGGAAATGCCTGTCGCCATTGATTGATATTATCTGGATCAAACGGCCACAGCAAATTGGGCAACACCAGGAATTTGATACCGTCTAGATACATCGTGATTACACCTTCACGTATAATCCATTCATCACATTGTTTTTTCCAAGCATTGTCATAGATTGAATCAATCCAGTGTCGTATTCCTGTTTGTGCATGTTTGGTAATACGTCCCATCCTATAAGGGTGCTCAAAGTTTTCAGCCAGGGTAAAAATAGTTTCACATATCATGTTGCTTGGCTCTTGCCCATAGTTGACGTTGCGTATGCCATCTGCTCGGTCGTAGCCATTGCCTAATTTTCTATTTTGCAAGTGACGCTCTAGTGGAGGATTCTCTCCTGCGCTAGGAGGTTGGTTCCAGTCGTATGGTGCAGAGTCAGCGGGTATTTCCATTCTGTCCCAAAAAGTAGGCCCAATCACAGCAAAGTCTGGTCGCTGTCTGCGGATCTCGTCCATCTGCACACGTATTCCGCCATTGCTACAGCCTTGTCTGGCCAGGTTGACCAACTCCCATCCCAACCGGTCAGCTAACACTTCGCTCCAGCTGGTACCATCGGGTCGCTTGGTTGGTGCGCTGAAACTGCATCCTGCTACCATTAATTTTTTCATAATATTTTCCTTGTTCTTTCAGTTACTGTGTATTCGTTAGTGTGCGTGTGCATGTGGAAAGTGGATATGACATCTCGGTGTAGTGGCAATTCATCCAAGCTATATAGCCCAGAATCTAGAGCGTACTTGACATTTCCTTTACCAAGTCCTGCAAAACACACCACCTGGTTATGATTACTACAAACTGTTTGATTTACAAACACATGATGTAGATGACCGTAGTCGCCGAAATGATCATGTGTCAGCACGATGGCTTGATTCTGAATAGCCTGCTGGATATCTTCCTCTGCTGCCTGGGTATCAAAACTGATTTGTTTTGCTTCAATGTCACGGTAGTCGTCTACGTATCCTAGAAATTTTGTAGCTACGCCACGCTGTCGCCAAAATTCAGCAAACTCACGTCCACGTGCATCCGATTCGGTATAGGTAAGATAGCATACTGTCCAATCAAGTTGCTTGTAATGATGCATGAAACTGTAGGCAAATATCACACAATCATCTGGATGTGCTACCATGACCATGGCCTTCATTGATTGTATACCTCTGTCGCGCAGTAAACGTGTGTATTGTGCCTGTTGTGTTTGGGTCAACTGTGCCCAGGCATTTCGATGTATGCTAACTGTATTAGCCGATTGCATTTTTGCAAACTTCTGTTCAAACATATGAATCTCGCTGTGGCAAAGATTACACGGTGTAATCTGTGATTTTGAAACATCATACACGTGATCTAAACTGCCGTGGTTGTAGTATATCCATCCAGAATACAATATAAATTCAGTAAGCATACCTTGAGACTGGAACCAGGTAGCAAAATCCTGTTGCGTATGACTTTCAATCCAGTCAATCATGAGGCGTACTTCATGGTTGTTAATAATAAAAGGAACTCCGCCTGGGCCAAGTTGTTTGGTCAGCTCGATGCCAAACAATTGGTTCACGATCTGTCGGCTTGGCTCAAACACTGAATAAATGTCCAGTTGTCCCACTGCTGGACGATCGCCAAGTTCTAACATGGGGGTTACAAATAAAGTTTTAGCATCTAACACTATGCTCCAGGTGTGGTCACTAAGTGAACTGGCCAACAGCTTTAATGCCTGCTGGCTTACCCAGCCATTCTCCACAAACTGGCAAGAAAAATAACTTCGCGAGATAATTCGAACTTGCGATCGTAAACTACCCCACCAGGCTGGATCAATTTGGTTAACCACGTCATCATCGTCATTGACCATGACAAAAATAGTTTGAATGTCAAGATCTTTACAATAAAGATCAACACTTTTAGCTTGTACTTTTAATATTGGAAGTTCGTCTTTGAAAACTACTGTAACTATATCTATCATGCGTTTACTTACCATGAAAAAAGGACCCGCAGGTCCTTTTTAATAAGATTCACTCTGGATTAGAATGAACGTGTAACACCTACAACTACAGCATTCTTGTATAACTGTTGACCATTAACAGTGTTTGCTGTTTTGGCTGTACCAGTCAAACCAGTGTTGGTATGATACTTGGCACTTGTTGCCCAACCTTGACCTAGATCATAACTAGCACCAACATTGTAGTCGGTATAGTCTAGTTTGTTGCTGTTGGCTACGTTGGTATGACCAGCATGTGCAACCGCAGTGAACTTGGTACCCTTGACTGGATATGCTACATCAGCTTGGATATACTCGCTGCCTTTGCTGTTTGATGCACCAAAGTAGTTGCTGATTGAACGGCTATACTTGGCACTAGCAATGCCGTAACTTAAACCAGCGTAGATTTCTTTAGTGTCAAAGTTATCGCTAGTTCCGTTTGTGGCACGAGGGTAGAAATAGTTCATTGAGCCAACATCAAGTGTCAGACCTTTGATTACTTCACGCTTGTAACCTGCATACAAATCACTTTCAACTCCAGCGCCGTTTGTGTATACCGAGCTAGATACTGAACTATTCCAGTTACCAGCGTAAAAACCGCTAGAATGAGAATAATCAACTCCACCTTGGATAGCAGGAGCATTTTGAGTTTGACTAATACCACGATACCGATAGTCTGTGGTCAAACCTAAATTGCCTGTTACTTGCGCTTGAGCTGCAAAAACGCCAGCTGTCATTAATAATGCTACGAGTACTGATTTCATTGTGTGTTTTTCCTTATGTTAAGATACTACAACCACATAATATTTAGTGATTGTTAGTAGAACCGTGTAATTATGGCACCCGAAGGTGCCATAATGGTGGTTTCTGTTACGAGGTATTTCCTACCCTAAGCAGTGATTAAACTGCTAATGATTGGCGTTTTACTGAACGAGCAGAGAACTTGACGTTCTTACCAGAAACAGTTACTTCGCCTGTATTTGCTTTTGCATTTACGAGATTTGCTTGATTTACAGTCATCGCCTACTGTGTTGCCTCTTTCGCTATCTCACCATGTCGAAACCGGGTCAGGCCCACTGAAACGTACTACGGCACTTGAGAGTTTCTCTGAGTGACTCTGGGATACCAGCCCTAATCGTTTAACGGATTCTAATACGCTTCGGTGGACCTGGTGGGAATCGAACCCACGTCCACAATGCCTTCGCTACAAAGGAATTACAACAATAACTACAGTATATATTTATTTTGAAACTTTGTCAAGTAATTTTTGGTCAATGGTAATTTTTGCTAATTACTTGCATGACCGATCCTTATCACGAAATTTATACTGGTGAAATTTTTCAAACTAGCCAATGCATCTGGCATGAAAATAACTTGTTGGACTTTGTTCGTAGTAATTTGATTTCCATGGGTTATCAATCTGCAGATAGCAACAACAAGGTCTGGCGTCGCGGCAATCAAACTGTGGTGGTATGCTTAGTAGATGATTTTACTACCTGTAGTGAAGACTACTCGTTGGCTGTGCCTTATTTGTTTGACACCAACACTGTGGTGATTACAGATAATCGTGTCAATGTACCCACGCAATATCGTGTGTGCCAATTGCCCGCAAGTTTTTATGGTATCTATTCACATACACCTGCGGTGAACACGTGGCAACCGGATCGACGTTTTTGTTTTGCCGTAAATCGTATGGACCATAAACGCATGTTAATGTTTTTAGAAATGCGATTACGGGTGCAATTTCGACTGGATGGTGAGATTGACGACCGATTCAACATTGATGAGATGGATTATACAAATTTTAACTGTTGGAGTTGGAATGGTGACAATACCAGCCCGGCAGGATTACGAGAAAATTTTGATCGACAGTATCAAGAATTACAATCGCCTTATTGTGAAGTGTATGAAAAACCCTATCAACATGTTCGTGACATGATGCCATATCGTAATCATGCCCTGAGTCAAGAACAAGCTCATGTGTCGGCCTGGATGAACATTGTGATGGAAACCTATAGTAGTGATACAACTGTTGCACTAAGTGAAAAAACGTTTCGCGCTTTATGCTTGCCAGTACCATGGATGTTGTATTCAGGTCAACACACTGTGGCCTACCTAAACAGTTTGGGATTTGATGTGATGTCAGACGTGAGCTCTCATCGATATGACAGCATGATAGAAAATCGCACAGCGGCCTATGGTGACAAAATGGTAGACTTTTTGTTTGAAGCCACAGACACTATAGAACGAATACAGGCAGATTCTCCTCGATCACGTGCTCAACGGGCTGCAGAACACAATCAACAACTACTAAAGCAAATGCGCCAACAGTGGCCACAAGATTTTGCACAGTGGTGGCCCACAGTAGTTGAACTGATAAAATAATGGACCAAATCTGTAATATACTTGGTGACCGCTATGCCATGTTTTATCATACTGGCATGAGTATACAAGAACTGTGTCCTATGCAGACAATACGCAATTCAATCGCAACAGTAAACGCATACATGAAACAACACGGACGAAATCTTTCTGTATGGGAATTTGGACTACAAGATGAAATTAGTCGATTGGTGAATGTAAACTGGATCTATCAAAAATTACCACATGAACCTATTAAGAAACCCATCTTGGTATATAAACAAGACACCAAGTACCATGTAATATGTGGTGACACACGTCTTATGGCATTGAGTTTATGCTCGGATCCGCCTTTGGTGTCTGTGGTAATTACAACACTTTGTGAATTGGCTGATAATTTTTCTGATTGGATTCCGATCACTAGCGATGAAGAATTGATTGGTCACTTGGACCTAGATCCTGGTTCTGCAGCAATATACTATACTCCGGCCACTGTTGACAAAAATTATGCGGTATCCTGGTTAGAAATTGGAGATAACAGCACAGCCACGCACTTACATGACATCAATCAAAAATTAAACATGATGCAACAGTATCTTGATAAACAACCTGATGATTTTGAATTTAGCATGTCATGGGCCAAACAGCCAATCGAGTGGTCACGTTAATGGATTACAGTGCATTGTTTCGACAAACTTTTGAAGAGCTGGGATTTGAAGTAGTAGTAGAATGGAACGTGTTTAGATCCCATTATGAGTACGATTGGACGTCAGGATGGCAATGCCGACTGCCAGCAGTAAGTTTTAAATCCAACACTGTGTTAATAATGTACATGCAGGATCGTGTGACTGTGTCAAATGGTCGTGTGCTAGAGTTAGAAAAAATTGTTCAGCATTACGGTGAGAATTCCAAACAAATTGTAGCTGTTCACATGCATCCAGGGCTAGATGAAATTTATTCAGGTCCTTTAAAATTAATTGAATTTAGCAAACACAATTATGACCTTATGAGTAATTTACAATCTCAAATTAAACTCTGGCAACACATACCACAACAAACCAAGACCATGTCATGGCAATGTTTGAATGGACGACCGTGCCAGCATCGTCGCCGCGCTGTGGATGTTTTACAGACGTGGGCCAATGGCGTCTTAAGTTATGGTCGTGATATTTCCTTGACCCAGTGGGACTATGGTACCTATCGCGGCACCAGCAACGAAGAAAACTTTGTACGACTGGCACAAGTATACGGATCATGTGCGTTTAATATTGTGACCGAAACACTATACGACGAGTATCCTGGATTGTATTCAGAAAAAACCCTGTTGGCATTTTTGGCACATCAGATACCGGTCATGATCAGCACACCGCGCATGGTTGAGAAACTTCGTGTGCTGGGATTTGACATGTTTGATGACATTGTCGATCATGCGTATGATCTTGCGCCCAACGACTGCAGAGTAGAAATGGCTCTGGAATCTAACAGGCCAGTGATATCATCGCATTATGATACCAGTCGCTTGCTTCCACGATTGCAGGCCAACAAGGAATTGGCCCTGGTTAAACTGCCTGATTGGTATCAAACAAATTTTAAAATCCGTGCTAGAGCCATTGCTGAACTCTAACACTAGGGTTGGTAGTTGTCAAGCCACCTTTTAAAATCTCCATACAAGGTAGCTACCAAGGCTTCTGAGCTACCAAACAAGATGATCTTCCAAGTTCCAGATCGTTTTGCCAAGATATAATAGGGCATCTGTAATTTTTGATCCATTTCTAAAATCATGGCACCATTCAACACATAGGGATCGTCGAGATCAAAACTGTATTGGGCAAGATCAAGATCCTTACTGAAGACTGCATATCCGGTACTGGTCAATCGCATACCGCCCTTGGGTCTTGTGTTGTGCCACCAAGTGCTCATGGCCACCTTTTCAGTTATGCCAAGCTCGGGGTCAAGTTGTTGTACTAGATCGTGTGTGAGTTGTTTCTTTTGATCGCGCACACTAGGGAAAAATCCTGTCGCCTTGCTTGAGTACCACTACTGAGAACTTGTCAGTCTTGAACTGTGTGTTCAACTTTCTTGCTAGGTTGATAGCATGACCAGGATTACTGAAACTGACCTTTTTGTATTTTGGTCCTGGATACTGAACCAATAGGTTTGATGTTTTGAGATTGATAGGCTTGCTGTCATAAAATACTGCCCATACTCCTTCGCTACCTAACACCTGTTCGGTCTTGTAGGTGGTACGATTTGTAATCTCAGCAAGTACGATTGGCTTGGGTCTACTCATGGTTTAGTATTTATGACCGTTATATACCAATATTAAAAACTACCACCATCCATTTTAATAGTGATTGTTTCTTCACTACGGGTATTTACAGCGGTCGAACGTATAGTTTCTAGATCCAATAACAGGCGTGTAATGTCCGCTAATAGGTCTTTTGCTTCGGTCATGGTCATAACCAAGTCGCGGCCACCTCTGGCATCTTGTCCTTGCACACGGTCAATGAACCGATTTATGTGTAGGCTCACCGATGGACCTCGTTCAAATATGGATCCAAGCAAGGTGGCGTCCAACCTTCGGGTTTAAGTACTTTACCGTCGCCGCGCTTGAGTACTGTTCCGGTAGCAGGATCGATCTTGTCAAGGTTGCTGCGCATGACTTCGTTCCAGGCACCTTCGGCATCGGCACCCATGCTGTGGATGGCACCAATTGTGACAACAAGTATGTCAATCAAGGCATCAAGGTCTGTGACCGGATGCTGACTGTCTTCGAGTTCCTGTACTTCTTCTCGGATTAGATCAAGATACAAGGCATACTGATCACGATTCTCGATGCCCACAGTTTGACCGCAGGCCCGCATGAAACTGGCTTGGTTTGTAAATGGATTAGTCATTTTTACTCCTTTAATTTCCATAACGCAGTCCACCCGTTGCTTTTGGGGAACCACGCCACTGTTTGCTTGTTTGCTGTTTCAAGCTGGTAGCCCATGGCATGCAATGATTGATTGCAAATAAAAAATGGTACAACAAAATTGAGTTGGCAAGTTTTCCAATTGTCGATGGTATGATAACTCCCGTATTGATTCACATTCTCAGACTTAAAAACCAAAGGATGGGGTGCTGTGACATTGTCTAGCAATATAAATTTAGGTTGATATTTGTTAACTATTAATTCTAATAGATATAAAGGACTGTGTAAATGGTATAAAACACCTAAGCAAATACAAACGTCAAATTGTTTTGAATTTGCTTGAAGTTCAAGCAAAATGTCATTATGAACAACTTTATTTATGGTCGGGATATTGTTTAATGTTTTGATACATCTTGTATCACTTTCCACCACTTCAAAGTAAGATGGAGATTGCTTGGCAATGTAGGCCGAATGCCACCCAACATTGGGTCCAATTTCCAATACACGTTGATCCTTGCATATTGGAAAATATGTATCATTAACAAACGAATAGTAATCTGCCTGATTACCAGTAAGTGTAACAATATCTGATGGAAAATCAAAAGGATGCATTGTGCGATTCAAGAAATGGATTAGTCATGAGTGACCTCCTGTGCGTTAAAAAATGGTCCATGGTATGGGTAACGCTGTAACACTATCAGTTTGGGATCTTGTACGGTCTTCCACTTACGACCTTTTTTTACTGAATACCAACCAGCCGCAAACCAACTGCGACTCTTGGCACCTTTAGTATACAAAGGCAACGCATGTGGTACGTCCCAGACAGGATTGTGTACTCGTCCTACTGTGGGATAACCATGCACTGAATTTTCAGTTGACTTGGGCCTAGTCCTAATCATAGGTGGTTCAAACCGTACTCCTGTACGTTGTTCCACCATTTTAATAGTTTTGTATTGTGTGATCTGATTGTTTATTTTTACTTGGTATCCGCCGGCACAGGCTTCCACATTGCCAATCTTTTCTTCATCTCGTTGTAATATCCAAAACTGCTGGTCAATTACGGGTTTAGCTACGATCATCTTGTCTCCTTGATCTACATTGTTCTTGCACTGAAGGTGGCACATCTGGATGCCATCCACCAATCAACATTCCGCAATTATATCGTACCGCGGTATCCTCGGGCCAATTGCGTATTAAAAATACTACCAAACATATTACGCCTACAATTGATAGTGCCTGCCATAATCTATGCATTTAACAATCCCGAATAGGTTTGATTCATCCAGCGACCGAAATGTTCGGCGCTTTCACTACACTTGTTCAATTCGTATTTGCCACAGAACTGCATGAATCTCACTCCCACTTGTCCCACATCCTTGTGACTGATCTGTTCACGGATGGCAGTATCTACAGTGAGTTTAACATCTTCGGGTTGTGCTGTCAAGTCAATCAGAGTCCTGTTGCGTTCGTAATCATCTAGCACTCTATGTTCGACACCATCTGGATCGGTCCATCTTTGTAGCATCATGTTGTTCCAGTTGTAGCCTTTTCGATCTTTGTCCGAGTAGGCTTCCAGGAGCCCGACCTTGTTTTTGGTGCCTTTTGTCCTGACACCCGGGAAGGCGCTAAACACATTGTCGCTACTATCGCCCCGCATGCATTTTTCAAACAAAAGCCACGCTGGATCAGGGATTGTTTTAGCTTGTTTTGTTTTCTTATCGATAACCGGTTTACCTTTGGCATCGAATATTCCTTCTATAGTCAATAGCTCATCACTAATACCATTGTATTGCGTGACATTGTCGGCTAATAATTGTACAAAATCAGTATCGCTACTAATAACTATGTGTTCGTCTTGGGGGTGTAGGGCAATCCATCTTGCTATAATATCGTCGGCTTCCGCTGTTGGGCATCTGACAACACTACAGTTGGTTCTTTCAGACAAGTATTTAGTCAGGTTATCATAGGTCTCCCAGAACATGGCATCTTCTTCGGCTTCTTTTTCTGTGAGTGCGGCACGGGCTACAGCACGATTGGCCTTGTAAGGCTTGTAGTGATCCTTGCGCCAACTGCGCCCTTCTAGGGCAAATACCACGTGATCTGCTTCAAATCTACGTGCTACTTTGTTAGCGGCCATTAAAGTAATGTGTAGGGCAAATCCAATCTTTTCCCAGGTATCACTGGCTCTGAAAGCACCATGTCTTGCTCTAAAGAACATGTTTGCTGTGTCAATTAACACATACCGCATATGGCACCACCTTAAATGTATTTGTTTGCAATAATATATTGTAACATAAAACGGTGGAAAAAGCTATGGCCATCCTTGCCAAAATGCCAAGAATTGGGTGCTACTGTTTCGATTCTTTGCGCCCGTATCAGGGCATTGTACGTTTGGGCAGGGTTGTATGGGCCAATGTAATCGGTTCCCCATTTTTTTTGTTTGGCAATTTTGGAGAAATCATTATTGCCATTCACAAATATATGGCGAATCTTTTGTTTTTTAAGTTCTTGGTGGAATGCCCAAATTTCATCGTGCGCTTCTTGGGTTTTCTTTTTCCAATCAAGATTGATTATAAAATTCTTGTATCGATCAACGGCTTCGGGTGGCACATGGTCAATGCCACTACCATTGACTTGGTAAATGACACCGTCATATTCCCATTCTTCTCGTTCCCAGGTACTCCACTGTATGATGACTAAGACATTGTGTACAGTATCAGCACGTTCGGCCAACCAAGCCCGTGTAGTACGCATGATTCGGGCATTACTACTGGCACTTTCGGCATCAAGATGCAGAGCAGAACTTAAAGTTTGACTGAGTTGTTTTGCCCAACTAGCCACAAGATTGTCTGGATGTGGTCTGCGCCCAGAAAAAAAGTATGCTGGATCATCTTCGGCAAAAGCATAGGGATTAACTGCTTCTGCTGCTGCTGCGTGGCTGTCGCCATTTACATATAATATCATGATACCTCACTGCGGCCATCGCCGATGTCTTTGCTACGAATGATTCTGTTACCGTTCATGGCCTGATCTTGTTCCCAAGTTTCAAGTACCACATTACGGCACACATTTTGGAACCAACGATCCACGATGTCAGCATCGCTGTCGTCTTTTTTCATCATGTAACCATGTCTGACTAGGTCAGAGATCATCTTTTCATTCCAGTCAAACTCAAAAGCGCCTGCATGTATGTTGTTGGGATCTAGTTCCATTGACACAACATTAAAGTATGGCTCACCTCGTTCGGTAGCCAACTCTTTGGCAGTCTTTTCTGGCACCTTGGGAGCCCGTGGCTTAGGAGCTTCCTTTACTTCGGGTTTTTTGCGAAATCGATCAAAGAATCCCATTGCGTTCCTTTTTTAACATTAACATCAATCCTTCATCTCTGTGATACCAGCGTTCTTCTTGATCCAACATTGGTGCGAGATAAACATTTGACTGTAGCACATCTAGTCGACGTGGCAGTTTAATATCAGTTTCTTCAATATGTCCACGTACCGCGACAGTACCAAATAACCATCGTCCTGATGCATAACATCTACGAGGCCACCAACATCGACGGTATTCAAACACAGCCTGGTTTGCAAAGCTGTCGTACTGATCATTGGTCATGGCCCGCTTGCCGTAGTAGCCCATGCCCATCAAGGTCTGGTATTACCGTATTGAATTATTACAATATCCTTGCGAGTGGTAGTGAGTTTACGCCAAGGATCAACAATTATACTACCCTCTTTAATTTCACAATAGGGTTGTGTATCCACTTGATCACCAGTGTATTCGTAAGTGATCTTTCTGTTGTGTGCCCATAAAAATACTGCTGGAGTGTCAATTGCGGCAACAACATCTTCGGGATTGTCGGCTAAAGGATCTACATAAACCACCTTATGACCAGCTTCTTTGATATAGTATCCAACCAAGGTACTATAACTTCCAATACAGTATTCAACATCGGGTTTGTAGGCTTTACCGTGTATGACAATAGGCAAGTTCAATAGCTCAGCCTGTTCAACTAGATACAGGGCCAAGTTCTTGGCCTGTAATTCTCTGGCATGCATCACTGTGTCAAACAAGTCGTAGCCTACTTTGTATTCTTCAGCCAACCAACGCAGAGCAATATTGTCTCTGGGATGGCAAGCACCGGCATCGCCCATGCCTGCTGTCATGTATTTAGGTCCCATGATGCGCATGGTACTACGAGCAAGAGCATTGGTTACCACATCAACATTGATGTTGCCGATCTTCATGGCAAAGTCTTGGATCATGTTTACTAGACCAACTTTGGCACTAATAAATGTGTTATAAAAAATCTTGATGCTTTCGCATTCGTCCCAGGTACCAATTTCATAACGTGGATCGTTGTTCATGATAGTTTTGTACAGGGCAATAAGTTCGCCAGCAACGCCGGTAAGCTCACCGTCTTCAGTACCAATGATGACCATTTCTGGATTGGCCATATCCCATTTTACTGAACCCATGGCAATCAAGTAAGGGTTGTATAAAAATTGATGTCGAGTATCCAACAAGGTAATAAACTTGCGTCTTGTGGTTCCAGGTAATACTGTGCTGATCAACACAACCTTCTTGCTGGTTTTGGCATAAGTATTGACCTTGTTGATAGCATCAATCACAGCATCATGTCCAAAGTCCTTGGGATCCATGTGACTGCTTGGAACCGATCCATCATAGCCTTCCGCATGCGGAGTAGGAACAGCAATAAAAATCCATTCGCTTTCGTCTACTAATTCTGCAATATCACACACTCGTACACTATCGCTAGTCCTTGGATAGATGTCGTATCCACGCACTTCGTGTTTTTCTGCCATAACTTCGGCACAATCTAGTCCTAATTTTCCAATACCGATAAATCCAATCTTTGCCATTTCGTACCCTTTAAAGTTATCTTGTGTATAATTTATCTGACTTTTCCAGGGTGGCCTAAATATTTTGATACACCGGAATAGGATTCATCTTGTGTAGGCTACGAGCACGGATAGCTCGATATTTGTTCAGGATATCGTGCATGGATGGGCTATCAGTCACAAGTTCACCTGTATCCATGCGCATAGCAGACTCTAGTTCAGCATAGGTCAATCCGCCTAGTTGATCCTGGTCAGTACGTCCATCATCCCATAGGCCATCTGTGGGAGCGGCATCAATGATGGCTTGTAATATACCCAGCTCACGGCCCATTTGCCATACTTGGGTCTTGTAACAATCGCCAATTGGACTGATATCTACACCACCATCGCCATACTTGGTATAAAATCCCACACCAAAGTCTTCGACCTTGTTGCCAGTGCCAACTACTAGCCCTTGAGTACTTTGTGCAATCTGATATAGCGTGACCATTCTTAAACGGCTACGGCTATTGGCCAAGCCTAACAAGTTATCGTAATGATTTAAACGTGCTTCAAACGCATCAAATACTGAAGTCACATCGATGATCTCATGACGCACATTATCAAAATTGTCCCCAAGCCATTTACCTTGTCGCATACTGAGATCGTGTAGATCAGGTCTCTGGCGGATGGGCATGGTCACTGCTATGGTGTTCAATCCGGTCCTGGCACACAAGGCACTGACCACAGCACTATCAATACCACCTGAAATACCTATTACCAATGTTCGCATGCCAGCACTTTCGGCATAATTTTTAATCCATGCACTTATGTTATCTTGTAAAGCCATCAAGTTCCCCATTCATTTTTAAATAATGGCACCTGTAGTCGATCACTGTAGCGCCATCCACGTTTCATTGCTGCCACGGCCACGTTCTTTGCGTTCAATGTATAAACACTTTCCACTCCACCCACTGGCATGATATAAACATGTCCCGTGAATCCTGCTACACGATATGCGTCAACTGCACATTCGGCATCGGCAATGTCCTGTTCAGAGGCTACAACAAATTTAAGATACGCTGTACCCACTTCTTCATAAGCCAACACAATCTCTGGACAGATAGCATCTTCCCACTTCTCTCCACTACCAGGCAGTTTGGCACTGATACTAAATGTCAGCGCATCACGTCCACGAGATCGATCACCCAAGGTCCAATTTAACAAATACTGTCTAAACTCTTTGGTAAGTTCTTGGGTACCATTTGTTTCAAATGTGATTTCTTTTAGTCCGCTCATACTGGCATGATCTAACAAATCTGGATAAGCACGTTGCCAACCCAGCAACGGCTCACCACCTGTTATCACAAGATGTTCGGATTCCCAACGCTGATGTGGCAGTATTTCCATGATGCGATCGACCACAGCAGTAGTTTCTAACACTGGACTGAGTTCTTTAAAGTCTGGATGCCATGACGCATAGCTGTCACAGCCGGTCGTGACCAATGGCAAACTTTCATAACTTTTAAACGGATACCCACTATGTATTTCAGCGATCTCATCTGCATCGGTACTGAGCTCGCCTCTGGGCATACCAAATCCTTGACAACGGAAATTACAGCCAAATGTTCTAAGGAATACACTGGGTACACCCATGTAACGTCCTTCTCCTTGTATGGAGTAAAACAATTCACTTACTTTTATTTTCATATGTTTATTTAGATGGTTGTAATGCGGTTAATAATTTTTTGCTATCTGGTCCACCAGTCTTCCCAAGGAAATACTATCCATGAGTCGTCTTCGGCTTTGTTAATGTCTACTGCTGAGTAATTGATGTTCATTCGGTTACTGCTGGATTCGTTGTCGTATAGCACTGCCACTCTAACATTACGGCCCCATACTCCGTCCCATCGTGGGTGACTGGGCAAACAGCCGTCTCTCCAGTCTCGTTGTATCCAGTTTAAAGTAGCACCAGTATCGTTGATGTCATCTACAACCAAGATGTTCTTGGCATGCATGGTATAATCAAATGATCCATCACCACCCAACAAGGTTTCGGTCATTAACTGATCACTGTCTGCGGCATACGATCTAGGAACATAACCAAATGCGTCTTCGGCCATCCAGTAGTTGCTTTCGGGTCCAGGCCCAGTCTGGTTATCACGCAGACTCACATCCAATGAGAACATGGGACAGCCAAGATATTGGCTGATTAGATTGGCTGGTGTAAGACCACCACGGGTGAGTCCTACTACATAGTCCGGGCGCCACTGATCCAGGTGCAGTTGTCGTAGTATTTCTTGTGTTTGTTTCTCAACATCCGTCCAACTTACCAAGATCTTTTTCATTTTTTCCGAGCTTTAACAAGTAAATGCCAACCCAAGTATTCTCTCACAGCTTCACGCATGGCATCTGGCATGGCTGCAAACCAGGGCTCTAGTTCATATTGCCCTTGCTTGTACTTTTCTATATTATACATGAAACAGTGGTCTTGACGCAACCTCAATATTTCAAATCCATCGCCTAATATGTCAGCGATTTCTTCTTTTCCAAAGCTACGAGCATAAGGACATCCGGCCTGTGCTTCATATTGATCCAGACCTTTGTTGATCATGGCCTGCTTCCAGCTATTCTTGGCATAGACCATGAAACGGAATTCGCCTCCTGGTGCTAGTACTGAGTGTACGTTTTTGACAATTTGATCTAGTGCAGGAAAATGATGTATCACACCATAACTGTAGACCAGGTCCATAGGAGGTAATCCCTCGTAAGATGAGGAATCACTAGCATCACCACAACGGAAGTCGCCTTCGAGACCTTCAACTTCAAACCGTTTTTGTGCCAGCTTGACACTTTCTTCACTGTAGTCGATAGCATAGTATTCAGCACCGTTTCTAGCAAACTCAGCCGCATCCGATCCGATACCCGGTCCAATTTCCAACACACGCTTGCCGGCCCATAAATGGAATCCAGCAAATTCTGCTATGTGTGGTTCCACACGATAACGACGTGCTGACACCTGTTGAAAGAAATCCAGTGTTCCAGGTTCGCTTTGGCCGTGACGCACATTACAGGGTTGATTGTTCCAGTATCGTTTGATTTTTTCTTCTAGTGTTTCTGTGATCATATTCTAATTGAAGTTCCAGGTATGTGATTGAACTGCACCATCTGTTTATTGATATCATTGACTTTGAGTTTGTCCCAAGGATCTTGTCGATTGGTTTTGACATTTTCCCACCAGATGGTAGATATACCTTGACTGCGCATGTATCCAGCTAATTTTTCGCATTCTTCAATCCTAAAAGCACTCCATTTTGGATTGTGGAAATCTCTTGGATCACTAGGATTGCCTTCAAACATGATTCTATTTTGGAAAGTGGCATCGTCGTTGTTGCCAGTTAGATCATGACGATCGTGTACCACATCAACTGGAATGCGTTCCCAGATATCCAACATGTAGGCCTGCTGGCTTAACCAAGCATCCGAGATCTGATGTGGGCTGAGATGCCCCATATGATCCAACCAGGCTCGCGGTGCTATAGGGAATATACTGTAAGGATGATCGTTGTGAGTATGTACCGCCAATAATTTAAATTCA